CTAAAAATTTGCATTTACATCGTTTTCATATTCATCAAATGATAACTTCTCTATTGCCTCTCTAAGTTTGTCATATTCTGGATTAATTTTGTTAATACTAATCCATTGCTTTTTCTTTGCAATATATATTTTAGGACTCCATAAATCTACAGTGTAAAATGTGTCAAAGAATGAGAATACTAGATTGAATGAAAGTATATTTTTGTCTTTAAACTCGTTGCTAACATTTATATCAAATTTATACTCTTTAATTTGATTTTTATTTATAACAAATCCTTCATTTTTTAACCTCCTTATATAAAGTTCTGTCTTCATTTTAACTAAATCCTTATCATCAAATTTAGTATACTCGTATTTTTTTTCAGAATGATATATTTCATTGTCTTGTTCTTGGGAGAATGTAATGATTGAAAATATCAAAAATATGAGCGCGAATATATATTTCATGATTGCTAATTTATTAATTAATGTTACCAATTGTCATCCGTTTTAGTATACTTAGATGCATCAAATAATTGAGCAAACGAGTAGTTAACTATTCTGGAAGCGCGACCATCAAAACTGCTTTTAAAAAGCTCTCTATCATTATTAAGAGCGTACGACTCCAAATTATCATCACCACTGCTTGTGAATCCAATACCGCCTGAAAATATTGAAAAACTATCTCCTTTGAATTTTATATTGGTTGCTGTAACTCTGTATTTTCCTTCTTTAAATTCTATTTTAAAGTTTGCAAAATATTTAGAATTATTTGTCAAGTATAAAGGAGTCCCCATTTTTGTAAATCCAGCTCCTTTAAAATCCATAATAAAGTCTGAAATTTCCCCTGTTAAGATATTTGTATCTTCTCCGGTAAATTTTATTTTACCAGTAGCTAAAAGTATGCTTTTAACTTCTGCGGGTGTTTTGTTGGATTCATATATTCGCTGCCACACAACTTGTTTATTCGAAATAACAAATGCTGATTCCTGGGCATTCATAAATATTGATAGGGCAATTGTAAAAAGTAATAAAAATTTTTTCATGATTAATTTTTATCACAAATATAAAAATTAAAAAATATTAGCTAATTACGGAAACCCGTAATTTAGTATCAATTTATTTTATAATATTTGAAAATATATTTAATACACCAACGAATGTGTTAAATAAAATATTATATTAGCATATCATGAGTTAGAGAATTATAGTTAAAGTTGTCAATTTATAATTGTTATTTTTGCAATGAATTAAAAAACAGTTATCTATGAAGACAAAACTAATTATTTTGACAGCCGTTGCTGCGACAATTCTCTATTCGTGCTCAAATGACAGGGATGAAGAGGTGAAAAAAGAAGCGATTGAAAATGTCAAAAATGCTAAAACCAACGAAAAATTTAAGTTAAACAATTCTGGTACACTAAGCCGAGAATCAGAGCCAACGACCGTGAGTGATACTATTCGTGTTCGTGGTTTAAACGGTGCTTTGAGCGAAGATCCAGATACAAACATTAACCCAGATGATGGAGGAGATCCAACAACAATCACCCCGCCGAAGAGGTAGAAACAAATTTCTTATATGGAAAACTATAGGCTCGATAATTGTAATTTTGTCGGGCTTTTTACCATTCTTAGATAATATTATAGTTTGGAAGAATCCTGCGTTTGCGACTTATCACAATACAATTGGTGGAATGTTAAGGAATGATTATTGGCTTCTGTCACTATATTACACAACTTTAGCGGTAATAATTGGGCAATTTATAAATGCGTATAAGTTGACATTCTTCTTCCCTTTATTTGCAACTATATACTGTTCGTCATTATATGTTTTTCAATTTGTTTGGGGAATTAAATTAGAACCGGAATGGCCTCATAGAATCGGGCTAATCTTAATGATGATTCCAGGGGCTTATGTTTTGTTCAGATTTATAGAACACATTAACAATTTAAAACTCGAATTAGAAATTCAATATAACACAATAGAAAGAGAACGTAATCGCCAGTTAAATGAAAATGCAGAAAATAAATAGAGAACAGCGGAAATTTATTAGGCAACTTCATTATAGAAATGAAGATTATTACGACCTTGGCCTAATTGAATATAACGAATATATTGACAATAATTACCTTCTATTAAGGCAAGTAAGATATTCAAATATAAATGATGAGCAAAGAATCATATTAGCAGAGTCAATTTCCTTGAAAATAAACCTAGAAAAATTCAGACTAGGTATTAAAGTAGCTCAGCTAGGTTTTAATTAATTGAGCTTTTATCCTCATGTTTTTCTTTTGTATCAGCTTTTAATTTAAAGTGTCTTAAAATAGGCGCTAACGAAATCTCAATTTTAAGAGTTAGTTCGTCTACCATATCTTTCAATTCTTCATTTTCTTTCTTTAAATCCAATATGTCCTTGTGTAGTATAGCCATTTGTTCATCATGTGGCTTGTTTTTTATTGGAGAGTCTAATGAACTATTCTCTTTTTTATAGATTTCAGTTTTCATTTCTCCAATACCGTGAAATAACCATATTTTATTCAAATGCGGAAACGCAGGATGTATTCGAAAATCAAAAATCTTATCACTTATGGAATTTTTTATGTTATTTACATATCCATTTGATAAGTTCGCTTTCTTCTCAAATTTGCTTTGTGATAAATTCTCTTCATTAATGAATTTAATTAATCTTTCTTTTACAGATAAAAACTCTGTGTTTTCTGGGGTTTTATTTTCCATTTTAAAATTTGGATTGCAAATAAACTGCTTTTAAATGCTAAAAAAAACCGTTATTTTACGGTAAATTACTAGATGTTCATTTTGTTCTAAATTAAATTAACTGCAAATCAAGGCATTAGAGTTATTTTCTGTGAAAAATAGAAAAAAATTCTATATTTTATTTTGTTTTACAGAGAAAAGTTCTATATTTGCTATATCAAAATGACAGAACAAAATGAAAACACAGACAAATATACTAAAACCTCGAAAAATAAAAGGTGAAGTATTTAGAATGATTCTAGATGATTACACTTTGTTAAAGAAAATCGCAGAGGAAACAGGCAACAGAGAGTCAACAGTTACAACTTGGGCTTACAGAGAATCAGATAAGGTTTCAAACTACTTCGCTGTGAATGCAATTAAAAAGCACACTGGCTGGAAAGACAAACAAATATTTCAATCATGAATCTAGACTACCAGATAGCAAAAGATTATTTACTAAAACTTCCTTCTGAAACAAGAGAAGAATTATGTAAGAGTATTTTGAATGGTTTGAAAACTAGAAAGAAGACAAAGAAAGAACTTGAAGAAGAGTATACGAGTTTCTTAAGCAAGTCAAAATCATTTCAAGATTTCAAGAGTAAATATCTATCAAAAAAATGAGCCACCTCGGCAAAGGTGACTCGGCAAAAACGAAGTAATTAAAAAATTACCACATCATGGGAGCAAAAGTACAAAAAACAATTTTAGGAAAAAAGATCACTGGCTTTAATTTTTATAAGCAAACTGATTATAGGACTAACAAAGAGAAGATTCATGGGTTTGTGTGGTTGGAAAATGGTGAAAGGATTCATGTAAGATTTGGCCAGTTTCATATTATCAATGAGCTGGGGCAGGTGTCAGGAATGGTTTTAAAATCAAATCCGGGGTACAAGCAGATTAAGAGAATGATCGCAAGGGCATTTCAAACTTACAGAAAAGGCGGTAAATCATTTTTCAGAGAAAGAGTATCAACGCTAAGAGAAGCGTGTCAGCAAGCTCAGTATGGTTTGAATATAAAGATGATCCAGAGAGGTCGAATATCGTTTAACAATTATTTTACTGCGTCATGAAAGCTTTATTTCTTTTCAAATGCTGGTTTCTACAGTAGTTCATATACTTAATAGAATACTTACTTAAAAAACAATAATCATGGAATTTAAAGGAACAAAAGGAAAATGGACTAAACAACAAAATAGAGAAGGTGACATTCAAATAAGCTCATCAGGTTTTAGAAATCTGGCAACCGTAAACTTCTACCCTGAAGGATTTAGAGAAAAATATATAAATGGCAAATTATCTGGATCACCCGCTCCTGATTCTTCAGGCTATAGAAGAGAGTGTATTTACAACGCTAAACTGATTGCTAAGGCGCCAGAAATGCTTGAAATGTTACAGAAGATAAACAATATTGAAAATGAAGAGTTCTGCAAAGAGTCATTCAATGTTGAAGATTTGAAACGCAAGTTGTCAAGATTAATCAAAGAAGCCACAGAGATATGAGTATAACAGACTACCTACAAAAGCCAATCACCGAAAGAAAACAAATTGTAACTGAACCGGTAGGGATTAAAGATCCTCTTTGGCTGGAAAGACTTAAGACCGCTGTTGAAAAGCTTAATCCTTTTGCGGTAATGTTTAGTCAGGAACTTATAAATGAATACTGGGCACTTAAAAAATCGTAATCATGAAATCAAAAAAAGTAACTAGATACTATTCTGATTGTGGTAGGGGATTTTGGAAAAAACAAAAGGCTTTAAATCATGAGCAAAATTGTACTTGCTGGAAGAATCCAAAATTTAAATCATGTTTGTCTTGCGTCAATAAGTGTATTGTGATTGATCATAATGATATGGAAGAGCCTTATCGCCAAACATGGCAAAGTAATCAATGCAAGTTTTCGGATTCAGGAATTCCGGTACATCCAGAATTTGACTTCATAAGAAAGAACTGTAAACATTATTTACCTAAAACATCATGACACATTCAGCAATCATTAAAATAGAAAATCATTCCGGAATCTGGTATGTAAATCACAAGAGACTAGGGCATGATCCTCTTTCTGAATTAGAAATATCAGCCTTAAACGAGTTCATCAAAGAATATAAAATTTTTGAAAATGAAAGAGAGCTTAAAGAAGCTAGAGAAAAGTACTTCAAAAATGAAATATCATTTAACGAATTAGATAGGATATTTAATAGATGCGCTTCTGAAAGAGAAATGTCAGCATTCTGGAAAGCTCCAGTATTTGACCGTCCTGCCGTAATTGAAGGTAAGTCACAAAAACAAAGAGATAAAGAATTCAACGATTTAATTCAATAAAATGAAAAAGAGACTCATATCGGACGAGTTATATCGAAAAATGGGTTGTCCAGATCTAACAAATACTATGTACTTCTGGATTGACGGCAAAAAGATTTATGGAAAAGTTGAGTACGTAAATTATTTCAAAAAGAAGGGCTTCGTTCAAATCGGGATTGAACCATTCAAAAAATCAATAGTTAAACAATCAAATCAACAATCATGACAAAAGAAGATAAAATTAAAGATGCATACGGAGAATATTATATCAAAGACAATATTGATGAAGATGGATGGAGTAATACAGTCGCACAAGGTATTTTAAACGCGATTCCTTGTGACGCTAAAGAAATGCTTATTGTTTACGGGAATCCTGAATGGTGGTATCGACCAAAATCACTACACGGCATCGAAAACAACAATGGCTGGATAAAAATTGAAAGTGAAGAGGATCTTCCCAAAGAAAGTTGTAATTATTGGATAATGCAAAGTGATAATCGTATTCAAACTATGAAAGAATATGATGACAATAAAAAGTATTTCAATATCACTGCTACTCATTACCAGCCAATAGAAAAACCTAAACCGCCACTATACTAACCAAAGCAAAAATGAAGATATGGATATTCAAGACTACAGCCGGGGGCGGGATAACGCTAATTCCAAACTGGCATTTCAACAAGCAAAGGTGACTATTCCTAAAATGCAGGATAGGGTTTTAAATGAAGTGGACGGGATTAAATCAACATTAGACATTGCAAATAAACTGGGAGTTCCGATACACACTATTTCCGGGAGATTCTCAGAGCTAAAAGCAAAGCAAAAGATATTTCAAACATCATCAAAAAAGATCGGCAGTAAGTCTTACGCCGTGTACACTAAAACAATTAATTAATCATGTCAGCAACAAATCAAAAAACAGCCTTAACACTTTTCAATCAAACCAACGTTCAGGATAAGTTTGAAAAGCTTTTAGGAAAAAAAGCACAAGGATTTATTTCATCTGTCCTGCAAATCGTAAATGGAAATAAGTTACTTCAGAATGCAGATCCTATGACGGTTTACAATGCTGCAGCAACAGCAGCGGTTCTTGACCTTCCGATTGATCCAAACTTAGGTTTTGCTTGGATAGTCCCATACAAAGGAAAAGCACAGTTTCAAATGGGGTGGAAGGGATTTGTCCAGTTAGCCTTAAGAACCGGACAGTACAAAGCCATCAACGTAACCGAGGTTTACGAAAATCAGTTCAAATCATTTAACAGACTTACCGAAGAGCTGGATGCGGATTTCAATAAATATGGAGAAGGTGAAATAGTTGGGTATGCTTCTTATTTCAAACTTAACAATGGAATGGAGAAGTTAACCTACTGGTCAAGAAACGAGATTGAAAAGCACGCTAAAAAATACTCTCAATCCTATGGCAAAGGATCAATGTCTCCATGGAATGATAAGGAACAGTTTCATGCAATGGCTAAAAAGACTGTTTTGAAGAATATGATTTCTAAATGGGGGATTATGTCAATCGAAATGCAAACCGCTCACCTGGCAGACCAGAGTGTTCAAAAAGAAGAAGGAAGTTACGATTATGTGGATAATTCAAACACAATCGATATTGAAGCCGAAAATATAAATGAAGAAGAGAGTAGAATCAAGCTTTTTATTGATAAAGCTGATACACTAGAGGCTTTAGAACAGCTAAAAGAAAGTGTTCCAGAGCAACTAATGTTCTACTATGAAGCCAGAGAAGACGAACTCCAAATAGCTTAATATGAAAGTAGTGAATTTCAATGAGCACTTATTCAGATGCTCTCAATTAGGAAAATTAATGGTTGGAGTATCTCCAGCATTAACAACTAATCAAGAAAAAGACCTTTCTGAGCTCAGATCAAAAATGTTGGCTGGAAAAATTACCGATAAGCAGATTATAAAAATGGGTGATCTGATCCGGAAGAAGGAAGAAAAACCGGAGTTATCCAAAAGCGTTGAAACACATCTGGCTGATATTCACAAAGGATTTTTCATGAAGCGTGACCGCCAGATCTCAAATAAGTTTACAGAAAAAGGAATTATCGTTGAAGAAAAGTCGATCACTCTTTACTCTGAAGTTAAAAAAACTTTGTTTCTAAAGAATCAAAAGTATTACAAAAACAAATTCATTCACGGGACACCGGACAACGTTCAGAAAAAAGTTCGTGATATGAAAAATAGCTGGTCTTTGGACTCCTTCCCAATGTATGAAACGGTTATTGGAAATAAGGATTATGAATGGCAATTACAAGGTTATATGGAGCTAACCGGAATCAAAGAAGCCGAATTGGTTTATGCTCTGGTAGATACTCCAAACAAGATCATTATTGATGAATTAAGACGGTTGGATTGGAAACAGGGAATTTACGACATCAACGGAAATGTAAAAGAAGATCGAATTCCTTTAGTCGTTGAAACCGTAACCAATATGATCTATACTGAACAGGGATTAGATGAATTCTGTCAAGAATCAATGTCAATTGAAAAAAAATGGTTTACAGATTTCTTTGAAATTCCAAAAGAACTGAGAATAAAAGTTTTTGAGCTTGAATATTCCAAAGAAGCAATTCAGGCTTTGTATGAACAGGTCAGACTCTGCAGGGAAAGACTTAACAGTTTGACTGTTGAAATGGCCTCACAACTTTTCAAAGTAGCATAAAATCAAAATAATACAATATGGAAGCAATTATTCAAGAACAAAACAAAATCCAATTTTTCAATGAAACAGACCTGTTTCAAAAACAGCATTCACTTAGAAAAAAATCTTTTCAAGGTTTGTGTAAAAACTATGATGGAACTCACAATATAGTTCATGACAAAAACTTAATTCCAGAAGTTGGGCAAATAGTTAATACTTACAACTTCCAGTTAATGGTAATCATTGAAGTTATATCAACCCGAAAACATAAAGGAGTGTATAAAAATGAAGATAATAGAGAAAATGTAAGTTGTGTATCAGTCGCTCCTCTTTTATTCGAAAAACTAAATAGCTAACCAATGAAAAACCCAAAACCAAACCCCGAAATTGAGGCAATTAAATCAAGTCTATGTAAAGAATTAGGTTATCTGCCGGGTGATAAGATTCCAAACAGCAGAGTGTCAATAGAATTAGGTAAAATAGACGCCACCGCAACTTTAATCTACGCTAAAACACTTAACCGTAAAGCCAGATTTGCAAAACCTGGAGAGTGCCAGTACACTATAGAGCTCGGAAGGGAAAGTTTAAAGAGAATTATAGAATCAAAACCTGAAGATGGTTTAATCTCTACGGCAAAAGCATCTAAAATTCTCGATGTTCAACCAAGTAATCTAAATGCAATTAGAAAAGCCGGAAAAATTACAGGAGAAAAAATAGGAGGCAGGTTCTTCTTCACTCCAGAAGAGGTTGAAAGATACAGAATACAAAGAGCTATTGATAAGCTTTAAAAAGACTACCATGCATTAGTGATGTTTTAGCATGGGTGCCGAATTGAAAATTACAAAGAATTAAAATGAAGATATGCCTAATAGAATATTACGAGACTGGACGGACAGTTTCATTGTGGACGAATTAGATGTTCACGCTGAAAGATTCTTCGTTAGGCTTATCATGAAGGTAGATGATTTTGGAAGGTTTTCTGCTGATAAAAGATTATTGAAATCACAACTGTTTCCGCTAAAATCCGATATAAGAGATACTGACATTGCCCGTTGTCTCACTGCGTGTGAGAAAGCCGGATTGATTACTATCTATACAGTCGCATCGAAATGCTATTTACAGATTGAAAATTTCAAACAAACATTGAGGCAAAAAACCACTAAATATCCGTCACCGGACGAATGCATAGCAGATGCTACGCATATGATAAGCAATAGCGAATCAATTGCTTTCCTGAAACGAAACGAAACAGAAACAGAAGTAGAAACAGAAGAGGAAGGAGAAAAAAACATTCCCCCTCCCAATTTCAAAAAAATTACAATTGAACAATTCCACGAAGAGCTAAAACCGTATGTGGATGAATTTACAAAACCAACCGTTTCTGCTTTTTTCAATTATTGGTCTGAAAAAGATGCAAAAGGAAAAATGAAGTTTCAAAAGCAAGATACTTGGGAAACTAAACGAAGATTAATAACCTGGAAAAACAAAGAAGGCCAATGGAACAGATAAACGCCAAATTACCACCAAGTGAAGTTGACTTTGAAAGACTGATCATAGGAACTCTACTAATTGACAAAAAAGCAATTGATGTATGCATCAAAAGACTGGGGCGAAATTCAGATGTTTTTTACGATCCAAGACATTTTGAAATTTATTCTGCTGTTCATAAATTAAAAGATTCCGATGTTCCAATTGACATGATGACTGTTATTCAGGAGTTGAAGAGAAATGATAAATTAACAATTGCCGGAGGTGATCATTACATTATCAATCTTACAATGGGAATAAGTTCTTCCGCACACCTTGATTATCACGTAATGGCAGTTTGGCAATCGTATCTCAGAAGGAAGTTGATTAACATATGCGGAAACCTGATAGAAGAATCATATAGTAATTCAGAATCAACACTTGACATTTTCACTAAACTACAAACAAAAGTTTTTGAAATTGAGGAAGAAATCGCTGCACAACAGGAAACGCCAAACGCTCAGGACTTATTCCAGCAGGTGATAGAACAGCAAAAGCAGAATGTTATTCCGGGTGTTCCATGTAAAAACAGGGATATTCAGTTCAGAATGAACGGATGGAGAAATGGATCTTTAGTTGTAATAGGCGCAAGGCCGGCTATGGGAAAAACGGCTTTTGTTCTTGACGAAGCATTGGGAATTGCTAAACAGGGTAATCCGGTAGCTTTTGTAAGCTTTGAAATGTCAGCGATAGAGCTCCAAGAAAGGCAGATGGCGAATGAACTTGAAATCAATGGAACTAAGTTCCGGGATCGTCAACTTTCAGACCAAGACTGGCAACGAATTTATCAGTGCTCAACGTTTGAAAATTTACCGCTTTACATAATAGAGGGAAAAACCGTCAATTTTGAGCTCAATAGGACAATTGCTAAGCTGAGACTTTTAAAGAAGGAGAAGGGGCTTAAAATGGTCATTTGGGACTATATTCAGCTTACCGAGGTAGCCGGATTAGAAAAAGGAAATAATAGAGAGCGAATTATCTCTACAATTTCACGAAAAATGAAACAGCTTGCCCAGGAATTAGATTTGCCGATTGTTGCGCTTTCTCAACTATCAAGATCTGTAGAACAGAGACCTGGAAAAAGACCTCAATTAGCAGACTTAAGAGAATCCGGAGCTATTGAACAGGACGCGGATGTAGTAGGTTTCCTTTTCCGTCCTGAATATTACAAAATTGATAAATGGGATAATGATCCGGAAGGTGCAGAAACTGGCACCAAAGGCCAAGTAGAATTAATGGTGGAGAAATTCAGAGGCGGTTCGGTTTTTACTGAAAGAATGAAATTCAGGGGAGACTATCAAAGATTTTATCCTATTGAGGAAGAGTTTGAATATAAAAATCCGGTTCCATTAGGAAATCTTTCAGATGCATTTGGCGCTCCGGCTAACGATAAAAAAATAATCCAAGATGAAGAATATCCATTCTAGAGAGCTGGATGAGTTTAAAAAGAACTACCAGCAACGAATAGAAAATTTAGCAAAGTCAAAAACAGAATGGATTAAGGACTTTGTTGAATCTCAAAAGCCAAAGAAGCCTGTTAAGACTGTGGGGGAAATGTATAAGGAGATAAAGCGAGATGAGTTTAAATCAGCTTCTGAAAATGGTAAACTTTACCATTAATGGTTTGAGAAAATTCTTTTTCCTCTTTGAATCTATCTGAATACCAACGATCAGAATTACAATCAGGTTCTATCTTCTTTAAAGCAGCATGAAATGCCTTAAAATTCGTGTCGATAATAACAACACGATTGTTTAAACAGCACGAAAGAAGCTTACTAATTCTCTCATTCATTTGACAAATATACAAAATAAGCACATAAAATGGAAAAATGTTTTGTAATTCCAATATAAGTGCTTATATTTGAAAAAGCAAAAACGATACAATTAAAATTACAACGTCATGACATTAATATTTTCTAATGAAATAAAACAATTTGAATCTAAAGCTGGTAAATATTTCAAACTTGCCAAAGACATTTACTTTTATGAAAGTGATAGTTTTATTTCAAGTGGAGAAATTGTCAGATGCGAAGATGTAAGAGTAAGAAATGATGGTAAATCAAAATGGTCAGAATTTGATAGTTACCGTTTGGAAATAAAAGTTAATAATCTTGACTTTGGAATTAGAGAAATTAAACTTTCAATATATGATGTCAAAAACATTAAAGACATTGAAGATTATTTTAAATCAATTTTTCATAAAATATAAACCTGAGCAAGTTTCAAAAAGGCTCTCATGGTTAGTTTTTCCGGGTGGCATTTGATCATTTCCGTCACCCGGTTTTATTTCAAACAAAAAATTAAATCAAAATATTATGGAAAAAAATTTCTTACACAGCTTTAATAATAAAAAGGTTAAGATTAACTGGAATAAGAATCCTGTAAAAATGGATTTATTCTTTTCATTTCTGACCGTTGATCTGAAAGAGAATACGGATACATTAGGATACTGTAATGGGTGGAGAGAATACCGGAATGAGGAATATGAACTAATAGTAAAAGGAGGAATTGTTAGCGGATATGGATTATTACTTGACACATTACAATACAGGAAAAATCTAGATAATAAGTATAATAATTACGTAAATCCATTTTACTTGTTTGATATAATGACGAATGAAGGAAAAAAATTCTTTATAAATTATTACTCAGATGATATAAGGCAATACTTTGAAGAAAAAAAAGACCTAATAGAAAACCTGCAGTTGAGAATTATTAAACAAAAGGATGAACTAGAGTTTTCCCAGACATTAATGAAACATTTTGAAGATGAAAACTAAATACATTAAAGTATCCGTATCGGATCGACTACCGGAAACTGCTGGAAATTATTACATCATCAATAGTATAGGAACTAAACAAATTGAATACTTCAACGGTAGACGGCTAACAGAATCGTTTATTGAGCCTGAATACTGGCTTCAGGAAGTTCCAGACTATGAGGATGAGATGAAGGAGATGCTGGATGAGTTAATTCATGTGAAAGATGACATTCTACAAGCATTAGATCATGCTAATAATTCAGCTGAAGATTATCAATATCTATTTGACAAAGCAAAATCCATTTTAACCAAACTAAAAACAGAATCATGAATCTGGAAGGACGTAAAAGTAATATCTACTTTGATAAAACAGGCAAACAGATACTAGAAGGTGATTTACTACAAGTATTCCATTTTAGAACAAGAAGAAAAATCTATTACATGTATCAGATTGTAGTTATTGAAAATACGAACGAATTCCCAGTAATGGCATGTAGATCTATTTATTCTGAAAAGCCACACTATAGACTTTATGTTGTATGTGATAATGAACAAAGGATTTACAAAGATGCAAAGGTAATTTATGAGCGAAATTATCAAAATAAAAGATTGAAAATAAAACCAATCAAAGAAGCTACAGAGCTAAAATAAACGGAACCGGACCGTTCTACCGGGAAAAATCAAAGATAAAAATCAGTGCAAAAACAGTTCGTAAAAAACAGCGAACGCACACTCTTTACGTCAAATTTAAAAAATTACAATAATGGAAAACACTAAAACTGGCATTCAACTTATCGCCGAAGAAAGAAAAAGACAAATAGAGTCAGAAGGCTAGACTGCTGAACACGACCAAACTCATTCAGAAGGTGAGCTGGCAAATGCCGGTGCTTTATATGCCATGACAGAAGAAATGAGAGATTACATTGATATTAAATGGGGTAATGATATGTGGTTAAATTTCTGGCCTTTTGAGCTTAAATGGTTAAAGTTTACACCGAATGACCGAGTGAAACAGCTTTGTAAAGCGGGCGCAATGATCGCTGCAGAAATTGACAGACTGAATAATTTAGAAAATTAGCCATGAGTCACCAAGAGAAGCAACGCATATTTGATGAGTACGCAAAGAGTCAAGGATTTGAAAGCTGGCAAAATTTACTTCACAAAGCACCAGTAAACGAACTACCAAATCACACTTACGAGGCCTGCGATCGCGTCCAGGAGGAACAGCAGAAGAGAATAGCGGAGAATGCCAGAATGAATTTCCATGATGGGCATTTCAAATCTAACAACAAATTAAAGTATTTCCAGTCAGGAGCCGATAATCTTACGGTAAGCAAAGACTCTATCATTAATCATGAAAATCTAATCAAATGAAAATACTTAATCTTTATGCCTGCTTAGGAGGAAATAGATACAAGTGGGATGAAGTAGCTAAGGCTGCAGGAATTGAAATTCAGGTAACAGCTGTTGAATTAGATCCGGAACTTGCAAGATTGTATAAGGAAAGGTTTCCTAACGATATTGTGATAGTTGCAGATGCTCATCAATATTTATTAGATCATTACAAAGAGTTTGATTTTATATGGAGTTCGCCGCCATGTCCTACTCATTCTAAGATGAAAAAAAGTCAAACAAATAATGGCAATCACAAACCGGAATATCCATCAATGATGCTTTATGAAGAAATTTTGTTCTTATCTCATTTTTTCAAAGGAAAGTATTGTGTTGAGAATGTAATTCCATATTACGAACCATTGATTGAAGCGCAAAAAAGAGGCAGACATCTGTACTGGTGTAATTTCAAACTTCCAGATAGTTTAAACGACAGACGGGTGGAAAATTTTATTCATACAAAACTGGATAATCTTTCAAAATTTCATGAGTTTGATTTTAAGATACTCTTGAATTTTAACAGATTTACACAATCGGGAAATAAACCAGGTATAAGAATTGAAAAAATAGCCCGAAACCTCGTAGACTATGAAGCTGGAAGAACAATTTTTGAATGTGTATTGCAAAAAGAGCCTAAACGCATTATTAACAGTCTATTTGATGACGAATATTTGACACTATAAAATTCCTACACTCACTTATTAACCACTAAAAAACAAAACAATGAATAAAGAGGAGTTAATAGAACAATTTAAATTTCACTACCAGCAGACCGACATAATGGATGCTGAGCTTGCGAAATTATGCAAATTAGAGATTGAGCCATTAATCAATGATGGTAAGTATCAAGAGGCAAAGTATGCTGTATATAGATTTTATGGCATTATTGATTTTTCCATAGAAAAAGACATGATACTGGCAAATTTAAACCAAAGAATAAGAAATAAAATCAGTCATGAATAAAGACGAATTATTAAAAATATACAGTGCTTATCTGCCGTATGGGCTTTTGATCGAAACCCGAACAGATGAAGAAATTAAAACAGAAGGAAGCTATATATCAAAACTTACAGGTGTTGATCATTTAGGATTACACGATGAATTTGCGAATTGTTGGGAATTCGAAGTACGGCCTATTCTCTACGATCTATCCTATTTAACCAAGGAGATAGAGCATGGAGGGGAAAAGTTTGTGCCGATTGTAGAACTTTTGAAAATTAAATACCCAAATCAAAAAGGAAGATATGCTACAACTGAATATTCAACTTTCGGCTATCCATTCGCTTGTTTTAGTGTAGATGCTGGAAAACAAATCAAAGTCAACACTTCCTATTTACTAGAAGAACCCTTTTGGATTTTCCAAAAAATTACAGAATGGCATTTCAACGCCTTCAACCTCCCTGAAGACCAGTTTATCAACAAAGCAACTTTAAAACAATGAAACCAAGGTTCAAAAAAAACAGTCAAATAATAATTTTTGACAAAAGAATAAGAAAATACATAATCAAGCAACTTTAACCAATAAATAATAAATCAATGGAATACTCAAAAGCAAAAGAAATTTACCAAAAAGCAATTGATACATGGGGAGAAAAAGCCCAGTTAGAAATGCTACAAGAAGAAAGCACTGAATTAGCGCTTGCCACAAGAAAGTATGTAAGAATGCCTAATAACGATAACATGACTGCTCTGGCTTCGGAAGTGGCAGATGTTAAAATAATGCTTGAGCAATTAGTAATTATGGTTCCAGATATTATACACATGTCAAATGACTGGTACGATATTAAGATGGAAAGACTTGATAAAAGATTAAATGCAAAGAGTTTTGAAGATTAACCCCGTGCCATCTTAGGGTGGCGCTTTAAAAGAAAAAAATTATGTACAATAAAAAAGATTTAACAAGATTGGGATTTCATGATTACGACAGAGAAAGCTCAGAAAAATATATTGAAATGGATTTTAAGACTTTTTCTGTGAATGTCTTCCAGTGGGTATTGAAATCTTCTAAAAAAGAAATGAAGCCCTCTAAATGTGTTGTGCGCGTTTCCGGAAGGCCTGAAGACAAAGAAAAGGTTTTCTCAATGTGTGATTTGATTTGTAAGCAGCTTGACCTTGGAGAATGGGATGGCAGAAAAACAGTAAGAGTATCATGATAGCACCACAAGAACTAAAAATAGGAAGCCTCGTTTATATTCCGGAGACTGGCCAGATTCTCCCAATAACTGCCATTAACATGGATTTAGGAGTAATTGTAAACAGATCATTACGAATGCTATCATATAACGAAATAGAGCCTATAGAGCTAACAGAAGACTGGCTTTTGAAGCTGAGTTTCGAGAAAAAAGAAGTTTATGTGGCTGGTGTTATGTATGATGGTTGGTTGAATTTCTCGTTTCACCTGGACATTAATCATATTAAAAACACTTTCTTCTATCATTGGATGGGTGGCAATATTGAAATCAAATACGTCCACCAACTTCAAAATATCTATTTTGCCCTTACCGGGGAAGAACTAATAAAAGAACAGAGATGAAAAATTTACAACTCGATTTAAATAAAAGGCTCCTTATTGTGGAGACAACAGCGGTGGATTTAGCAGTCTCAATGCTAATAGGAGACTTCTTTCCTGAGTATGAACTTGAGTTAATTTGCAAAGGCTCAGATCTTACTGAGGATATTGCGAAGGGATTAGTTAATGGAATGTATCCGGAACACTATGTATTATCAACTGGTGTTTCACAATTATATAGATCAGGAATAGCAACATACATAGGAAATCCTTTAAAAGCTTTTATAGAGCAGATAAAATTTAATGGTTTTTTCTGGGATAATCCCAACGGAGAAGAGCCTATAAAAGAATATTATAAAAAAGATACACCAATTGAAATTTGGGAAAAAGATTTTTTAATTGATCATGGAGAATGGCAGGAAGCCGAATCCAAGACCTTCAGCCCTGAGAAATGTATAATCTTTGAAATACTATGATAACAATTGTAAATTACTTTAGAAGCTTATTTTGTAAGCATGATTTTATTATCGATGAAAAGCACTGTAACAGGTCTATTAATTTTTCAAATAGGTCCGGGTTAAGAGTGTCGATGATTTGTAAAAAATGTGGCTATAATAGATCATTTTGGAAATTTTAATATTTGAAATAGTGTAAATATGAAAGGTAATCACAAAATAATTTACCAAGTATCAACAGATGATGGCATGGGAGGCGAAAGGAATATGGGTTTTGCTGCCGGCAATGAATCAGACATAAAAACTTACTATGAGCCTTACAAACCATATAAGGAAGCAGATATATATTTGCGAAAAATAGAAGTTAATATTGTAACTGGGGAAATGGCAGAAAATATTCAAATTCTTAATCAAGAAAAGATCCGGCTTGAATCCAGATTGAAACAGATAAATGATGAATTGAAGTAATTACGGAAACCCACAACAGAAAATCTGTATCTTTACTCCATGGAAGAAATAGAAGAGAAGTTTTACCAGCTAGTAAAGGAGCAGCACAAAAGAACAGGTGGGGCCAACGGACTTAGCACATATCTTGTTGATGAAAAATTAGGAATAAGTCATTCTGAAATGAGAGAAGCTATTGAAAATCTTTTGAAGAAAAATAAAATAGCAAAGCTCAAACATTTGAACGGAACTAGCTACACGCTGCCAAAATAAAAACTTATGATTAGTCACAGAATACAATATGAATTAGAAAAACAAGAATTAGAAGCTACTGAAATTATGTTGGGAACTTGGATTTTTGATGAGTTTATAAAAGAAAGAGAAGCTGAAGAATTGCAAAAGTTTGATGATTTAGAAGATTTTACTTTTTTAGGTATAAGAGTGACTCAATCGAATATATTAAATCCAACAGAAATTAAAATCTACAGAAAAGATCAATTTGGATTGAACAAAATTAACCATTCTCTTCATGATTTTGTACAGGCGACAAAAATGTTTTCAGACACGGTTGCTATGTTTTCTCCGTTAGCAATAGTCACAAGAAGATATACTAATGAAGATGATTTTAATTCAAACTATTTACTACTAAACGAAATTCCTAAAAAGCAATACAAACCTCTTATTAAGATGCTGAAAGTTGGATTTGATATTAGGTCTGCAATATCCACACTAAAAGAGACATTTTAAATAAAGCCCCTGAATTTACAGGGGTATTTTTATAATTCTGATATTTCTTTTATTGATTTTTGGCAGTATTTAAGTAATGAATGAAAGTCTTCATCAAGAAATTTATTCGACCTGTATTCCTTTATTTTATCGTACACTACACTTTGGCTTTTGCCAATTATTTCACCTACCTTTTTTGCTGAAATACCTAAATTATTAATAAGGCGGATTGTTTTTTCATGATTAGTCAGTCATTGCTTTGTAATCCATTGACTCAAAGGCATGCCAATACTTTCCAATTCATCATTTGTCCAATCTTGTAATTCATCATCAATATAAGGAGCAAGTTCATATTCGTCTTTAACACCATTTGTTTCATCTAAGTCATAAGTGTTTAGAGAATTGTAAAAAGCGAAAGCTTCATTGAGAGTTTTAGAAGAATAAATTTCCGATGAACCATTGTCTTTTTTATTGATAGTTACTTTATAAGTTCTTTTCATATCGTTTGATTTTAATTGTTAAACTTTCTTGTTATTTTGATACTGTAAATGTATAACTAAATTTAATATCACGCAAATAATTACGTGAAAAATATTACAATTTATTTCAATTATAAATAAGTTAGACTACTAAATAAAAATTGTTAGAATTGTAAAAAAAAATTGTTAGAGGTATTGTTTTATCACTTTACTATTCGTAACTTTACTGTAAAGCAGTTGGAAATGAAGAGGTTGAAGCCAAATAATTGCACGGTTTGTGGTAAATATTTTATGCCGTCTAGGATAGGTCAGGAAGTATGTGGATGGAGCTGTGCAATTGCTCTTGGCAAATCAAATATTCAAAAGCAAAACTCTAAGGCTTGGCAGAAAGAGAAGATGATTAGGAAGGAGAAGCTGAAGACACACAAGGATTGGATACAAGACCTGCAAAAAGACTTCAATACATTTATTCGACTAAGAGATAGGGATCAGCCTTGTATAAGCTGTGGAACTACGAGAGTGGATATTAAATACGACGCAGGGCATTTTTGGACTACAGGGGGCTTCCCGAATGTGAGATTTGACGAAGACAATGTTCATAAGCAATGTAGTAATAATTGCAACTTTAAAAAGTCCGGGAATATTAATGAGTATCGTCCGAGGCTTGTTGAAAAAATAGGAATTGAAAGATTCGAGGCTTTAGAGTTCAGAGCGAGAAATGGAGTTTTGAAACTGTCAATTCCAGAGATAAAAGAAAAGATTGAGTATTACCGTAAAAGGATTAAAGAACTTAAAACAAAATAATATGGGAGTAGATTATTACGCACATTCAGGTATAGGGTTCATGGTTAGAACCCCAAAGGAATTTGATGATGAAGAAGAATTTGATTTTTTTGGGTATCTAGACAAAGTTCTCCAGGATTCAGGATATGTGTTTTTTGAAACAGGAGAGGGGGCTTACACAGGAGAGGATAATGACTATTACGTAGCACTGTCTGACTTTCATCCTGTTAATGATTTAGCAGAAAGAGCAAATGATTTGAAAAACTATTTAATTGAACATGACTTGATTGATCCTACAGATGATTATGATCTTGTAGGAGGTTTGGAAGTGTGCTAGATATGATTAATTGATGTTTAATTACCAAGCACAGATGATGAGTGCAGAGGGGGTTGAGAGATGGAAGATGAAGGAGGGTGCTTGGTGTTTTTTTTAAAAAAAGTAAAAATATTGTAAAATGGCAGACAGGACATCAGCTGAAATTTTTGGGATTATTTTCGAGAAATTAGCAAGTAAGCCAACAGAAGACAATAAGGAATTAGCAAAAGAATTGTTCGAGAAGTGTAGTGATTATGATTTTTCATATTCGCAAATGGAAATAGATGATTCTTTAATAATTCTTGGTTTGGCAAAAATTGGAATAGATGAACGTTATCCAGAAGATGGAGAATGTATTGTTTATAATTGAATTAAAACGTTATGCTAGCATATAGGTAATGCGATAAAAAAAGAAATGAGTTATGATGTACGGAGGAAGTTTTGGGCCGAATTGGGCTTGGGTTTTAATGGGTATATGTGCGGTATTTGGATTTTTATCAGCTGTATATTTTTTAGTAAAAGGAATTGTCTGGTTGTTTAATCATATCCAGATAGTTTAAAACGTGTTGCCAGTATATGAGATATACGACCTTAACATCGGTTAAGAGTTACTGAGCGAAACAGGGGGCAACAGCAAGAACTTGATCTATGGTTGGCACTGGGGAAGACTAGAAACGGGTATTTAGCTCAGTTGGTAGAGCGGTTGCGAGAGCAGGTTGAAGAAACCAGGGTGAAAAGCCCTTCAGGTCGGAGGTTCGAATCCTTCAATATCCACTAGATTGATTTAATAGAGCAAAGGTGAACCGAACACCATCGGCCACGTTCGGAAGGCGGTAAAGCAGATCTCTATTTTTAATGCAGAAGGAACTATTTTTTTCATATTAATATTTATGATTTTGTGTCCCGCTGCTGTAATAGGTAGCGGGGTTTTTAATTTAGGGAGTATAAGTAATAATTTTTTAAAAAAATAAAATGGAAAAGGATTTAATCATTAAAGCGTTATTAGAAATAGGATTTAAACAACTGTATCCTGAAAGAAGTCCTGAAAAATTAAACTACGAAGGTTACCCAATTGAAGTTAAAGAAAGTGATACATTGCCTTCTATTCTTAAGAAAGTTTTTGAAGCTGGTAGAACTTTGAAAACATGGGAGGTAAAGAATGTTTTGCAAATTCAATAGCAACTAAACTAATTTCCTATGGAGAGTAAAGAAAAAATGATTGAAAGAATTGCAATGAGTGCTAATCAATCTTACGAAAAAGTAGAATCTGATATAAATTCATTGATAAGTATGGGCGTTAGTTCGAATACTGCATCTGAAGCATTAAAGGGGCTAAGTGATGAAATTCGCAATGTCAAAAAAAGTTTTCCTTCCTATAGAAGAGGAGGCTCAAATTACACTAAGCCCAAGAAGCGAAAGAAGAAATTTAAATACTAAACTATGGAGAAAGAAGAAAACAAGAATATGGTATTAAATAATGAATTAATTCAAGCTTATAAACAGATGTTGAGTAATCCAAAAGATTACAATTTGCCATTCAAATCAATTGATGAAATTTTTGATCCTTCAGATAATGCAATTGCAAAACATTCAGTTTTTGAGAAATATCAGAGCTTAATACAAAGAGATATTCCAAAAGTTGTTTTTTACATTATTATGGATGGTCTTTTTGTTCAAAGAAAAGCGGATGACGGAAATTTAGGATGGCTACTAACATTTAATGTTTAAACTAATTTTCTATGGCAGAGGGAGTGACAGGGAGTGCGGTGAATGAGCTTGAAGTTTTGGAAAGAGACTACGAAAGCCGAATTCGAGCAAAAATCAACCTTGAAAAAATGAAGAAGATTGAAAGCACGTGGTGCCGTGTTGGAGTGTGTATGTTGAGAGGGGGAATATTAACGACTTTTAAACCGAAGAAGAATGGCAAGACCGTCAGAATATGATTTTGAACTTTGTAAAAAGATTTGTGATGAAGTTGCAAATGGTGAAAACATTATTTCAGTTTTAAAAGAATCGACTTATCCTTCATGGTCTACTTTCCGTAGGTGGAAAAATGAGAATGACGAATTACGAACATTGTATGTAAACTCTCAGCAAGACAAGGGTATAGCATTGGAAAATGAAATTGATGATGTTATGCAATCCCTAAAGGCGGGAGATATGGAAGCTTCAGTTGGTAACGTACTAATCCAAACTTTAAAATGGAAGATGGCTAAATTCTATCCTAAAATGTTTGGTGATAAATTAGACGTAGAGGCTAACGGTAATTTAAATATTACTTGGAACGAAGAAAAGACGTATGAGTAATGAGGTTGTCAAAAAAGCAAACAATTGCTCTTGACTATTTAGAAGACGGAGTAACGAATGAAATAGGATATGGAGGCGGGGCCGGAGGTGGTAAATCTATTCTAGGCTGTTACTGGCAGTTAAAAAACCGTTTGAAATATCCAGATACCCGTGGGCTTATTGGCAGGGCGTCATTGAAGACTTTAAAGGAAACGACATTGCAGTCTTTTTTTTATGTTGCAAACCAACAGGGGTTGAAGGCAAACATTCATTACAAATTCAATGCTCAGTCAAACCAAATACTTTTCCCGAATAAATCAATCATTTTTTTAAAAGACCTTTTCCTTTATCCTTCGGACCCAAACTTTGACGAGCTGGGATCGCTGGAAATAACTGATCTTTTCATTGACGAAACGGCTCAGATAACAAAGAAGGCATGGGATATTGCTCAGTCAAGGATAAGGTATAACTTGGATATGTACGGTTTGGTTCCAAAAGCATTATGGACGTCTAACCCGTCTAAGAACTGGAATTACCAGGATTATTATTTACCTGACGAAAAAGGAGAAATGCCTAACAATAGAAAGTTTGTTCAATCGCTGGTCACTGATAATCCTTACATATCAAAGCACTACATTGATAATCTACATAAACTGCCGGAAGTAGATAAGCAAAGGTTATTATATGGTAATTGGAGATATGATGATGATCCTGCAAGATTGATTGAATACGATAAAATCATTAATGCGTTTAGCAATTCATTTGTTTCAGAAGGGCAAAGATATATAACAGCTGATATTGCTCGTTTTGGTAGTGATAAAGCTGTCATTATAGTTTGGTCAGGCTATCGAGTTCTAAAGATTGTTTCAATTGATAAATGCTCAATTACAGAGCTTGCCGAAAGAATAAAGTTATTAGCAAGAGAATATAGTGTTCCGGTTAATAACATAGTTTGTGATGAAGATGGTGTAGGCGGTGGAGTAGTCGATATTTTAGGCTGTAAAGGATTTGTTAACAATGCAAAACCATTTGAAGAAAACGAATCTATTGTTCAGTATCAAAACCTTAAATCTCAATGTTATTTTCATCTGTCATATAAATTCAACTCAGATCTTATTTATATAGGAGAAACCGAGTATAAAGAGGTTATTATTCAAGAACTGGAGCAAGTCAAACGGCATAACATTGACAAAGATGGAAAACTGGCTGTTATTCCAAAGGAAAAAGTAAAAGAACTATTGGGAAGGTCTCCGGATTATTCTGATGCATTAATGATGCGTATGTATTTCAAACTAGAACCAAAACAAGAAGTGTTTGTTTTTTAATTAAAAAATTATGGAAGGAAATTTTAGAGTGCTTCAAACGGCAGAAAATGAATTCAGAATTCAAAAGGAAGTAATAAGACAGGAAAACAAACCTGTTTATATATTTAAAATTCCTATTTGGATAAAGACTGTTGACGTAAGCGTATGGCAAAATGTAGATAAACATGGAATTGTTATTTCAATGTTTAATATTTTGAGATCAGATCCGGCAATTTATGCAGATAGAGATTCAGCAATCAGGAGAATAAATTACATAAAGGAATATCCTAAAGTTGTTTATACCGATGTATCTCCATTATACCAAAATATATGTAAATGACAAATTTTCACTATATTAGAGATAAATGAAGTTAGGAAATGGCGAAGGATAATTTTTGGGGTAGGATGTTTGGCGGTGCTTTTGGAAGCCAAAAAACATGGGATAACGCATTTAATAAAGCTTGGTATCAATTCTTAGGCGGACAGGCTGCACAATACGACTACAAAGACTCTACATACTTAGAAAAAGGCTATGGTATTAATCCGGATGTGTTCTCTGTTGTTACTCAGATGTGTGACAAGACAAAGGCGGTTCCTTATGCTGTAAAAAAAGTGAAAGATAAGCAAAGTCTTTCTAAATTATCATCATTACGTAACGCAACCAATGGGAATTACTCTACCAAACAATTAGCTGATAAATTTATTCTTGAATCTAAGGCGTACGAAGACAAAGAAATGCTTTTCCCGCTTGAAAAACCCAATCCCAACCAAACATGGGGAGATATTCACGCTTTATTTAAGCTATTTCTAAAAATGACAGGTAATTTTTACCTTCTTATGGTTTGGCCAGAAGACGGAATGAATTCTGGAGTTCCCAAACTTGTTTACGTTCTGCCTTCCCACAAAATGAAGATAGTACTGAAAGAGAATGCAGATGTGATGTATGATGCAGATCCGATCGATTATTACATGCTTCGAGACGGTGATCAAAACATTGTATTTCCTGCAGAAAAGGTGATTCACATTAAAACACCTAATCCTTTCTATGATTTACAAGGAGAACAGCTTTATGGACTATCCCCAATAAAAGCCTTATTACGTAATATAGAGTCTTCAAACGAAGCCTTGAACAATAATGTGAAAACTCTAAAGAATGCGGGAGTGTTTGGATTCTTTTCAGGCAAGGATAGCGCAATGACTCCTGATCAAGCTAAACAGCTTAAACAAACGCTTTTTGATATGGATAAAGACGCTGGAAGGCTTTCTAAAATTGGTGGACTTTCTGTGCCTATTGAATTCACAAAACTATCAGTGGACACAAAGGACATGTTACCGTTTGATTATCTAAAGTTCGATCAAAAACAGATATGTAACGTACTCGGCTGGTCCGATGCTTTGTTGAATAATGATGATGGCGGTAAATACGATAAGCAGAAAGAAGAGCGCAAAAGAGTAATTACAGATAATATTCAGCCGGATCTTATTCTTTTTGACCAAGCATTAACAGAAAGGTTTATCCGTAGGTTTAAAGGCTATGAAAACGCTGTTTTGGAGCATGACATAACAGAACTACCAGAAATGCAGGAAGATTATAAAGCCATGGTAGAATGGATGGAAAAAGCACCATTAACTGAGAATGAAAAACGTACTGCGTTGAAATATGAAACACTTGATTTAGATGGCATGGACTCGGTATGGATTGATAGTAATAAAAAACGCATAGATGAAGTCGGAATAACCGCTTCAGACGTGCAAAAATCTTATGAATACTTAAAAAATGATATGGTATGATAACAAAGAAAATGGTACTTGAATTTCATGAGCAAAGATTGAAATCAACAGTTAAAATTATCGAAGCTTTACGTGAGTTAAAGAAAACTAATCTAATGACTCCTTTAATCGATAGAGAGATTGAAATGCAGGAAGGCGAACGTGATTTTACAAACGAAACGTTAACGTTACTTAAGCAAGAAGACAATGATAACGTAATTGTTTTAGGTGAAACTAAATGCGGGGAAGTTATCCAAGGTGAAAAAAAAGGAAATGAAATATCCTTTAGAATTAAAGGCAGTGATTTGCTGGAAGTGCTGGATAGGGTGAAGGAAAAAAGCAACATTCCAGATCACAGAAATCCACCTAATCCACCAGCTAAATAATGTCTGATCAGGTTTACAATTCATACATTCAACACTTCAACGCTTACGAGGCAAAGGCGTTGAAACTTTTGATTGCTGAATTTGGAAGGCAATTAAAGGCTATTAAATTTGACAACCTGACTTTTGAAAACGCCAAGTATGTAATAGTTTTAAACTTCGATGAAGAAAGTCTTAAGAATACTCTTTACAAAGTACATTATACCATTGGCAAGGCATACGGAACATTCATAGCTAAACAGCTCAGAAAAGACAACCCGATACAGCTAAAAAAATGGAAACCACTGCCTTTTTTTAACGAAGAGTTTCAGCGTTTTCTTATACAGTACTATTCGAAGTATGGTGGAGCTTTAATCAGGACTTTATCCGAAACAATGACGGCTTCCGTAGTTTCGGAAATATCCAAGGGAACATATGAAAACGAAACCGTTGAAGAAATGCGCGACAGGATTTATAAAACCGTTAATAAGCGAGATTTCTATCTATGGCAAGCTATGAGAATAGCCAGAACCGAAACCGGGTTTGCTATGAATTCAGCCAAAGATATTGCTGGACAAACTTCAGGTGTGTTAATGCAAAAAGTTTGGATAGGCCGAAATGATGGAAGAGAAAGAGCTTCACATATTCGCGCTAACGGACAGAAAGTAGACCAAAATGAAATGTTTTCCGTTGGCGGTATTAAAATGAAGCATCCTGGGGATAGAGAAAACGGAACCGCTGAAGAAACAATTAACTGTAGATGTACATTTGGTTACGAGGCCAAAAGAGACGAAAACGGACGATTAATTTTTACGGATTGATACATAATCAAAATAAAATCACTATATTAGAGATAATGACGAGGAAAAATGAAGGGGATTTTAGAGATTAAAGACTTTACAGGAAGTGTACAAGATGTAGACTTTAAAAATCGCATCGTTACCGGGTACTTTAACAATTGGGACTCTATCGACTCTGATAGGGACGTAATAAGAAAAGGTGCTGGACAAAAATCTATTAATGAAAGAAAGAATCAAATATTCTTTCTAAATCAGCATGACTGGTCACAGCCTCATGGATTCGCTAAAGAATTAAACGAGGATAATGTAGGTACTGCATTTGTTAGTAATCCGCTTCCTAATACTTCTTATTCGAATGATGCTCTTATTCTATACCAAGAAGGCATTGTGAAAGAACATAGTTTTGGGTTCCAGACTTTAAAATCAAATCAAATCAAAATCAATGGAGAGGTTGTAAGAGAGATAACGGAATATAAACTATACGAATTCTCTAACGTAACACTAGGCGCAAACTCAAATACTCCATTCACTGGATTTAAATCAAAATTTGAAAGCGTAAACGATTTAAACTTAGAAGTTAAAAAGCTTTTAGGCGTATTTCGTAATGCAAGTATATCAGATGAATTAGGCTGTCAATTAGAAATAGCTATTAAAATGCTACAATTACAAGCCTACGAACTAGGAAAAACCGAAAACACTCAAAGTAAAAATGAGCCGTCCGCAGACACTCAAATGAAAACTTATGAGCCGTTATTAAATACATTAACAAGTTTTAAAATCAATTAAAATGAACGAGGAATTAGAAAAGAAATTGAACGAAGCTCTAGAAGGTATTAAAGGGCAAATTAAAGATTTCGAAAAGAATGCGGGCGAAAAATCAGCCGAGCAATATAAGGAGTTGGAGACGAAAATGTCAGAACTTCAAAAACAAATCGAAGACGGGCTAAAGGCTGCTGATAATTCACATGAGGTAAAAGACTCTTTGGAGAAAATGCAGGATCATTTGGACAAGCTGGATATTAAACTTCAGAAATCCGGATCCGTAAAAGGGCTTTCTCAGACAATTGATCAGGAGATTAAATCAGCATTTGAAAAAGAGAATATTACAAAGGGATTATCTGAAATGAAATCAACTCAGATGATTTCAGTAAACTTTGAAGTAAAGGCAGCAAGTACTATGATGTTATCTGCTTATGCTGGCGATAGACTTACAACTGATATTGATAGGAATATTTCTAAGGCACCTAATAGAATGCCGTTATTTAGAAATTTAGTCAATGTAAGCACTATTAAAGGGAATAAGGTTACTTGGGTAAACAAAGAAGCTAATGAAGGCGGCGCAGGAATGACCGCTGAAGGTGCTTTAAAATCACAGGTGTCATGGACCTATACAGAAGAAAGTGCAGATGTTAAGAAAATTACTGAATTCATTAAGGTATCAAAAGAATCCTTAGATGATCTAGATTTTTTAAGATCTGAAATTAATACAGAACTTATCGAAGGAGTAGAACTAAAACTCGATGAACAAATTTCAAGTGGAGATGGAACAGGTCTTAATCTTAAAGGTATTTTACCACAAGTGCCTGTATTTAATGTAACTGGTACGCCTCTGGACAAGTCAGTTTTCAATGCAAACAAGCGAGATGTATTAAGATCTGCTGTAGCCTTAATTAGAAAAAACAGATTTAATGCTAACTACATTGTTATTAATCCGATGGACGGAGCAACAATGGAGCTGGAAAAGGGTAAAGATGGTCATTATATTTTGCCTCCATTCACATCTGTAGATGGAACTAAAATTGGCGCAACTTTAATCATCGAAAATGAAGCAATTGCTGAAGGAGACTTTTTAGCGGGTGATTTTACAAAATCTAACTTAAGAATTAAAGAAGAGATCAATATTAACATTGGGCATTCAGATGATGATTTTGTAAAAAACTTAGTAACAATTCTTGCCGAAATGAGAGCTGTACATTATATCAAAAAGCATCATAAGCCAGCATTTGTTAAAGGAACATTTGCTACGGCAATTACAGCAATCGACAAGCCGGAAACAGTTTAAACATTTTTTTGCATAATTATTATTTTCCACACCTGTAAAGGGTGTGGTTTTTATTTGAAATTAAACTGAAAATCACTATATTAGATATAAACCTAAAAAGAATTAAGATGAAGATAAGAATGATTCAGCCAGCGCCTGACAAGAATGATGCAAGTAAAATGTACAGCGTTGGCGATGTAGTTGATTTAGGAGCAGAGAGAAACAGGAGTGCTGTTAATAGAAGACTAGCTGTGTGGGTAGACGAAAAGGGAGCTGAAAAGCCTGTGATTCCTACCGACAAGAAAGAGAAGGTAGAAAAAGGCAATACCAAGAAGATTGCAACTAAAAGAGAGGAATAGCATAATGGCAAACAGTTACGATCACATATTGTCAGTAGATGACGTTAAGCGTTACTTAAGGCTGGATTCGGACTTTACCGATGATGATAATGACTTGGAAAGAATGATTGCTTCTGCTTTTGGATATATTGAAAAGCAAACACAGCATATTTTCAAACCACAAGACAAGACATATCGAAAAGACTATTCACATTATGTAAATATCTATGATCACCCAATTAATACAACTACTTTTCCAGATAATGAAGTGCCTCTTTATTATCCTGGCTTTGTCAGGTTTTGCGGAATTGATTCTATCACGGTGAACGTTGGATACGCTTCAAAAGATAATGCTCCATCTGAACTTATTGATTGTGCGCTTCAAATGATAAAAGTTTGGTATTACGAAGCCGAAAAAAACGTAAACACAACTTTACTTCCGGAGAATGTGAAACAGATTATATACACTAATAGACGTTTTATAGCATGTTAGCAAGGGAATATAACAGATTGATTGAGATATGGAATAAAACACATGTTCCTGACGGTTACGGAGGCAGCTTACCTGAGGATATATTTGTAAAAAAGATTTACGCTAAAATCACTACCAATGCCGGCAGTAAATTTGTGAATTTTGGAATTCAAGAATTTAAAAATCCAGTTATTTTTTCCGTGAGGGATAAAAAGAATGATGTTGCTTACACTGAAAATCATTTTGTAAAGTATCAAGGGAAACAGTTCTTTATCAAGGGTACTGATCATAAAGGACTCGAACAAATGGAACTTAATTTATTATGTGATGAGATTTAAAGGAACGCAAGAGACCATTAGAAAACTACGAAAATTAGGTCATGAGGGTGAAAATAAAATTAAACAAGTTACAGCTGTTGCTGCTAACGAGTTGGCGACAAAAGCAGCTCAGAATCTATCTTCATATAATGATGCTGATCCTACTGGAACCATTGCGCAATCAATTAATGCTAAGCCTAAAAATGACGGATTAATTTGGACTATAGCGGTCAATCAAGTACCAATGGGCGCTTATCTAGAATTCGGTACAGGAACCTTTGTAGACATACCTGCCGGATGGGAAAAAATAGCTTGGGAATTTTACGTAAACGGGCAAGGAACGCTACATCCAAGGCCGTATCTGTATCCAGCATATTATGAAGTTAGAAGGCAATATAAAAAAGATTTAAAAGATGCCTTAGAACATTTAGTTAGGCAATATAATTCAATACGATAAGAGCTCATTTTTCAAGGAGTTTTTTTATTTTATTATTTCGTAATTCGTTTTATTTCATTATATTAGAGATAATGAGGTTGGAGTTATGGTGAAGAATCCAGACAAATTTATCAGAAAGTATTTTAATGATACTCTTTCAAATATGGTAGTGAACGGAATACCCGTTAAACTATACGACACTACAACCCCAAACAAAGACTCGGCAATGATCATTTTATCCACTCAGAGTGGGTCAGATCAATGGAATAACAAATGTTCGCTTGACAAGATGCGTGATATAAACATTGATGTTATTACCAGGTATGCGGGTAATGTTGGAAGCAGGGTTTTATTAGACGATATTATTGAGGAAATTTTACATAGAACTGAAGTCATCACTGTTGATCATTTCATTGTTCAATTCTACAACAAGTCATATCCGCTCGATTTAAATCAATCTACTTCAACCGAAACTATTTTTAGAAAAATAATTAAATATTCATTAAAACTTACAGAAGATGGCAGGTGAAAAAACACTAAAGGGTAAACTTGAAATACTTTTCATTTATGGCCCTATCAAAAATGCAGAAGGAACAACGGTGGCAGCTAACTACTTTCCGGTAGGATGCCTAACAACGAATGAAATTAATAAAACCGTTGAAACAAAGGAGGGGACTATTACAAAGTGTGACTTATCACCGGAACCAACTTATGGACGTAAATCGTATCAAGCAACATTCGAGGCAGTGGCGATAGAAAATGACGGGCTTAAAACCAGCTATGATTCTATTTCCGAGGTTATGGATGAAGCTCATGCGAATGAAAAACCTATTTACTGGAAAATCGAAACTACACTTTCAGATGGCACTAAAAAAACAGAATACGGAAAGGGTATTTTGACAGAACTATCTAGAACAGCCCCTGTAGATGGTGAGATCACTTTTTCAGGAACGATTCAAGGTATTGGAGAAATTTCTAACACAGACTTACACGTATAAACATGGCAAACTATATTAGAATTAACATTGGAGGCAAAGAGAGGGGTGCGAAGCTTGGAATAGGGTTTTTAAAGCAAATTACTGAAGCTGAGAAAATAGACCTCACTGAGTTATTTGTCAAAGCTGAATCCGAAACTCTTTTGTTTCTTCCGGTAATGATATTTCATTCAATATCCTATAATGATAAAATTGCGGGCAATGAAGTTGATTATACTCAGGATGACGTTTATGACTGGGTCGATGAAATAAGCATTCAATCTGAAGAAATTCAAACGTTTTCAAAGGCATGGATTGAGTCTATTAAGGTTCACATGCCAAAAACAGAAGACGAGGGAAAGAAGACGCCTCAGAAAGGGGCAAAAAAATAAACATTGATTTTGATGTTATTTCTGTTGCCTTGACGGAATTAAAATGTCCCTCCTATGATTATGTTTTAGATATGACATGGAGGGAATTTATTTTAAGGCGTGAGGGCTTTTTTCGTGAAAGAAAAAATGAAGAGACGCGTCAAATGAAACACACCAGGGTAATATCTTACTTTACCTTAGTGGCTACGGGTGCAATAGATACTAAGAAATTATCATTAGATAAGTTTTTACCTATCAAAGAAGGCGCATCAAAAGGGAATAAAATTGAGGATTGGCAGAAGGAGGCATTATTGAATGCTATTAATGGAGTGGTGAATGAATCTGGAGGTAGAATTAGGGGCGAGTCCTGAACAGTTAGGCAGGGACTTAAATAGAGCCGGGCAGATGATCCGGGACTTTGTAAATCAAGCTGAACGGATTGGTGAAGTTGGCGATAAACTGACTTCATTAGGTCAAAAATTAACAGCGGGGCTTACATTGCCTATTATTGGGCTGGGTGTCGCATCTGTAAAGGCATACGGGGATATTCAGGCATTGCAAAAAGGATTAGAGGCAGTGATGGGTAGTTCAGTAAAAGCCTCTGCTGAATTGCAAAGATTGAAAGAGGTTGCTAAGCTCCCTGGACTTGGGATGGAAGAAGCAGTAAAGGGTTCCATTAATTTGCAATCAATTGGATTTTCAGCCAGCAATTCAAGAAATATATTGCAGCAATTCGGGAACGCTGTTGCCACAGTAGGTAAAGGTAGAGCCGAATTTGAAAGGGCCATATATGGTGTCCAGCAGTTGGCAAATACACAGCTTCCGCTTGGTGAGGACTTAAACATCATTAAAGATGCCGTTCCACAGGTTTCTAAACTACTTACTGAGGCGTTCGGAACTTCCAGAAGTGATGATTTAGCAAAAATGAAAATTACTTCTAAGCAAGTATTAGATGTAATTTTAAATGGATTGGAAAAACTGCCTAGAGTTTCCGGAGGGATTAAAGGTGCCTTTGAAAATTTAGGAGATTCTCTTAAAAGCAACTTTTCAAGAGTTGGCAAAGTATTAGATGATAACTTAGATATAAGCGGCTTAATTGATAAGCTTACAGCGGGTATTGATAGGCTCGTTTCCGGTTTTGAAGATCTTAATCCAGGAGTACAGAAAGGTATTATTGTTGTTGCTGGTCTGGCTGCAGCAATAGGTCCGTTATTAATTGGATTAGGTGGAATTATGTCACTTATTCCCACTATAGTTTCCGGGGCGGGAGCCCTTGTTTCTGTCTTTGGTGCATTGTCTGGTCCTGTAGGATTAACAGCATTAGCATTAGGTACTTTAACGGCGGGTGTTATTGCTTATAATCTGGCAAATGAAACAGCTGAAGACCGGGCGGAAAGATGGTCTAGAAGCTTGTCAAAAGCAACTGCATCAGCGCAGGCAGAAGTTTCAGCATTAGATCAACTGTATAAGAAAACACAGGATACTTCTTTGTCTATCAATGAAAGAAAAGCTGCTGTAGATGAATTACAACGTTTATATCCTTACTACTTTAAAAATATCAGTGATGAAATTATCTTAAACGGTAATGCATCAAAATCTTACAATGAATTAAGAGGGGCGATTGTTCGAGCGTCATTAGCCCGTGCTGCTCAGGATGAAATAGACAAAAGAAGTCAACAGCGCTTATCCGAGGAACTTGAAATAAGAGACAAAATAAACAAAGCAGTTGAATCTTATAAAAACCCTCAGCCTGTTAACATTTCAATTTCTGGCGGGACCGGCGGTGTAGGAACGCAAATAACCAGAACTGCTGAAGAAGTAAGAAAACAGGCTGCTTTGGTTGTGTTTGAAAATGTCAAGGCCTTGAAAAAACTCGGGGCCGACTATGACAAAGAAAACAAAGCGTTAATTGATATTATTAATTCGGGGTATTCTGATATTGCCAAAGTTAATGCTGATGGTGGAGATAACTTTGCTAAAACCATCAATTTAGATAAGGCTAAAAAAGAGACAGAAAAACAGCTTGCAGAGGTATTTTCTATAGGGTCAATTGCAGAATTGCAACAAAGAGCAACTTTATTAAAGAAAGCGATAGATACTTCAGTAGATGACATTGTTAAAATTCGAAAGTTAGATAAGTTCGGGAACGATACTAATAAAAAAGGACAACCTTATTTTACTGGCGAGGTCTTAAGCCTGGATGATGCTAAAAATAAACTTGAGCAATTATTAGCACAAATTGAATTTTTGCAAATTAAGCCACCACAAGGACTGGCTGATTTAAAAGTATTCAGAGAAGGATTCACTAGCGAAATAAACGCCTTAAACAATGCCGCATCAGGATTTAATTTTAATCTAGGATCAGAGAGCTCAAATCCTTTTGACAATATTATAAAAAATATAGATACGCTTGGCTCATCAATAGCAAAAGTTGAAGATTTTAGAAGCGCTATTTCTACAAATCTACAGCAGATGAGTACTGATGTATCAGGAAGCATTAATACCATTGGAGATTCGTTTCTTAGTCTTCCTCAAAAAATAGGGTTTGGGATTGACAGCTCAAAATTAAAACAAGAAGAATTCACCAAGTTGGCTGAAAACTTCAATAAGGACTTTAAAAGCCTAATTGATTCATCTATATCCAGTGGTTTAACAGACATGTTTAGCTCAATAGGTGCGGCTATTGGAAACGGTGGAGATGTTATTGGCGCTGTAGGCAATGGTCTTCTAAAAATGTTTGGTGGTTTTCTATCAGATATGGGGGCTATGTTGATAAAATACGGAACATTGGCAATAATGAAAGGTACGCTGGATGAAATTATCAAAACAGGAGGTTATCAAGCAGTAGCGGCTGGTATTGCTGCAATTGCAGTAGGCGCTGCATTATCTGTAGCGGGCGGCGCTATTGGTTCTCGGGCAAAATCGGGAATGTCTGGCGGAAGTACTTCCACGGGTGCAGGCGCTGATTACACAGGCAATACATATTCTTCAAATTACAGCTCAGGTGGTGGATATGGAGGTGGGTATGGAGAGGTAGTATTCAGAATAGACGGGTATGAACTTAAAGGCGTCCTTGATAGAGTTAATGGTAAAAGTGATAGATTAAATGCAGGTAACTAGTATAGGAGTAAGCGAAAGCGCATTTTCGCTCACATATGATAAATTGAATCACGTTCTGACGGGCAATAATAATTTCTCTGTGATAGTTGGTGATATAGGCGATGAGCCGTCAGGCAGTTTTTATGTGAATTATTCAACAACAGAATCGTTTTTTACATTTTTACCTCCTGATGGTGTCGATGCTGAACAACCCAAACTTGTTAAGTTAGGAATAAATTCACTACTGTTTAATCTTGATAAAGGCAATTATACATTCTATATAACCTTTACCTCATTTTACGCAGCGGATGTTGTAATACCTATTTATCTCAGTGTTGTTGAAATTGAAGATCCGGGAGGCGGAGGCACAACTGAACGAGACTATAAATTGAAGTATTTTTTTGAGAATGAGCCAAGGAATGGAGAAGTTTACCGATGTGAAATTCATATGGATAAATTTGATGGAAATCCCAAAGAGATAGAAGGTACGGCAGATTATAAATTCCAGAATAAAAAGGATCATTTTGACCCTGTAGTCGCATCAAATCTAAATCTAAAATTATTAGCAAGTACTGACCTTGATCTTCAGGATCTTTATTCAGAAGATGAGCAAACATACAAGGTTTTTCTTAAGAAAAATGATCAGGTAATATTTATTGGTTTTCTTAAACCGGACGGAATAAATGAAGATTATGTTTATGATAAATGGATGCTTGATATTGACGTTTTTGATGGTTTATCAACGCTTAAAAACCTATCCTTCACTAATGATAATGGTATAAGGTTCTCCGGAAAATACACTGGATTAAATATAGTAACAACTTGTCTTAAAAAGACAGGGCTTGATTTGCCCATAAATATCAATTGTGCTGTAATGTACGAAACAGGTCCCGGAAGTCTAAGCGCATTTGAAACGTTTTTCCTGAACACAGAAAGATATTATCAAAACGGTTCAGATCCTATGGACTGCGAAAGCGTTATTAAATCTATTTTACAGCTTTTCAATGCAACTCTGATTCAGCATAATGGGGAATGGTATATATACAGGACAATTGATCTAGAAATACCTACAGTAACATTTAATAAGTTTTACAACAATATTTACCAAAGTACTTTCATAATAAGTCCTTTGGTAGAAATTGGAAGCCAAATAAACGACTTTGAAATATTCCATTGTAGTTCAAATCAAAGAAAAAGTATTTCTCCGAGTGTACAGGCGTATAGAGTTACTTACCAATATGGGAACGCAAGTTCTGTTTTTTCTAATAGTGAACTACAATTACAGGGCGGAGGCCTTGATATACCCGGCTGGACAGTTCATAATGTTGACGGTATGGTATATAGAAATGAAAACGGAAAAGGATTAACCTCGAAAACATATACCGGATCTGATGACGCATTATTAATTGAATTAAATCAATCCATAGACATCAACAAGGGTGCTGTTATAAAAATGATTATTCGATTTGCTAATGAAGGAATAAACTCAGTAGGATTAAGGTTTTCCATTGGTGTAAATGGTAAATTCTTCAATACTGATGATGAACAGTGGCAAGATAGCGGACATATTAATTTTATCGCAAATTATAGTTTTGAGGGCTTTTACCCAGGTTCAGGAATAAAAAAATGTAAAGGACTTGGTGAAGCTACGTATGAGATGACGGTTAAGGCTCCGGAAGATGGTCATTTAGCATTAACGGTTTACAGGGATAGACACGAATTAGGAGCAGGTGACTTTATTATTCGCTCAATAAACGTTATTCCTAATGACTCCGGAAACATTAAAGGCCGTGATTTTACCGCTCAAAGGCTGAAAAGAATATCAACCGTTACCAAGCCCAACATAACGCTTTTCAACGGTGATTCAGTTTCTGATTTGTTCGTTGGGACTATCTATAAAAATGACGCAGATACGCCAACAGAAAAATGGTTCAGGCTAAATGATCCGAACGGTAGTACTACCGGATTGCAGGAGTTATTGTCAATAAATGCTGAAGATAATCTTCGAATGTCACCACGTCCTATGATCATATTCGAAGGTGATGTTTGCGGGTACTTACCATTTATAAGCTATATAAAAATAGACGGACATGAAGGGAAAGCATTCCAGCCAACCCAATACTCATTCAATACAGGAAAAGGCATATTAAGACTTACAAGCCGTGAGTTTTCGTCAGCATATATGCAAAAGGATATTGACTTTAGAATTGATCAGCAGGATAATTATGGAAATGAAACTAAAGTGACGATAGTTTAGCTGATTTTCACTATATTAGAGATAAAGGGGTTTGAAATGAAGATGATAAAGGGAGAGGAAAACCTATTTTATATAAAAAAGAACGGAAACTGGGTTCCGGCGGCATGCCTTACGGCCAGTCCTATTTCAGAAAGTTCCGAAACTATAAAGACGACCACCCGCGACAATGCCGGATGGAATACTGACTATCCTACAAATCAAAGCTATACAATTGCCTTATCTGGTGTTATGATTAAAGATGATTCAGACAGCGGTAATAATGTGGTTTCATACCGGGAATTAAGATCATATAAGCGTAACAGAACACTCATAGAATGGATGCGCAAAACCCTTAACGGATGGTATGTAGATTCCGGGAAAGCGCATATCACAGAAATTTCAGATTCCGATACAGCCGGAGAATTTATCACTTTTAATGCGACTCTATTAGGGTATGGAAAACCTGAAGAATCTACAGATAAGGTGTATTTGTTAGGAACAGAAGAGAATGAACTATTAACAGACGAAATATATCAAGTAATTAAAACAGATTAAAATGGCAGAGAATTTAGGAGAGGTTAATCCAGATTTAATAATCATTAAAAGAGTTTCAGAATTACCCAGTGATGCAAACCCACAGGAAATACTTGGAGCCAATACAAACGGTAGATTAGTAAGAACGCAGTACTCAGATCTGAAAGCATCGGTAACATCAGGGATAAAAGGAGAGGCAACTCCATCAAGTTCGCCGACTACTTGGGCTCCGGGGGATTCAAATCTATATGAGAGATGGGACGTTAAAACAGCCGGAACATATACAAACTTTAAAAACGGAGCTACACCACCTGTGCCTATTGAGGTTACAGCGGACGATTTAAGAAATAATTATGTTCAAATATGGGTTACTAATGGCGTTTCAGAAAAAGTGCTGTCAGAAAAACCCGTAAAAGACGTAACAGATACCTTTGAGCCAGAAAACAATCAAGATCCTCAAGGAGGTAAACAGATCAATGACTATTACACTAAAAAAACTGTTGTAAAGTCGAGAAATCTTATTAATCCGGCAGCGGTTGACTTTGATCATTATTATAGTGATGGTCCCAAGGCAATTGTAGACAATACTGGTTTTAATTGGGTGGTTACTGAGTCCATTCCTGTAACGGAGGGTAAAACATATGTTCAGTCTCACGATCCAAACAATGTGCCAATCGTAGTTGGTGGGTATTTTAAAAATGAAACTGATACAACAGCTGTTGCTAATATAGTAGGTTTTACTCCTGAAGATGGTACAGGAGCTGGTTTCACAGTGCCCGTAGGGCAGGAAATTAAATATGTGAGATTAAGTATTAATACTACCGATAATACACATTCAGAGATTGCAGGAAACTACCAGCTGGAAGAAGCTCCGTATCATTCCCTGTATACACCATATTTTGACCCGATTGAAATCACAAGTTTAAAACCAGAATTTAACTCGTTGAATAATTGGTCAGGCAAGCATATTACTCATGCCGGAACATCAATACCAGCAGGCTATCCGAAACAGTTTGACCTTAATTACAGATACCCGGATATTGCCGCCAATAGGTTAGGCGCTATCATGAATAACATTTCAGTTCCGTCATCAACGATCAGAATGACAAAATCTGACGGTTCGGCGGTAGCCTATCCATTGCGAGCCTTCTCAAATGAGGCATCGACGGTAAACTATCAGAATGCTATAATTGATAAACTTAACGGTCCTGAAGATCCGGCTTTAGTCGCGCTGGATTTTGGAGTGAATGATTATGTTGCAGACCAAAGCGATATTGATAATTACGCAACATTTGACATGACTTCTGAGGACAGGGCCACATTCATAGGTGCCACCAACTTTGTGATCAAAAAAATACTTCAGGCAAAGCCAACTCAAAGAATAGTGTTGTTGACGCATTTTACAGATACAGCTGTTGCATTTGTGTCATCTTATGCGAACTTAAACAAAGCAATTGAACGTATTGGCGAGTACTGGGGAATTCCTGTATGTAAAGTATATCAGAAGGCAGGTTGGGGTGTTAAGAACGGAGTAAACATTTTGGGAACTATGTGCCCTGACGGAATTCATCCGGCTTCAATGTCATCTGATTATTCTGTCCAGCAGTTAAGCCGCATTTACGGAGATTTTATTGAAAGTATATAATATATAAATAATGAAATGGGGAATCCAATAATAAATTTTATCGTTAATAATTTGATTTCTATTCATTCTGGACCGGCAGCAAGCAAAGCGTTTTCAGCTTTTAAACTAGCAGCTGTTTCAGCAGTTGGATTATCTATTTCTGAAAGATTCACCGAATGGTATTTAGAAAGTCAACTATTCATCATTCTTCTTACAGGAGCCTTATTTTTCGATTTAGGATTTGGAGTTGCTAAACACTTGAAACTACATACTTTTTCATTTAAGAAAATGTTGACCGGGTTCATGACTAAACTGGCGGTGGTAATTGCTGGGTATTTTTTAACAGAAGCTTTTATTCAGATATTATCTGATGCAGATCTTGATAGTGTTTATTTCAAGGTAGCAACAAAGCTAATGCTTTTTATATATCCTGCTGGAAATACATTCGTAAATATTGGGATTCTTTCTAATGGCAAATTTCCATCTGAGGGGTTTATGAAGCGTTTCGAAAAGTTTAACAAGACTTTTGATGTTATGGTATTTAAACAAAAAGAAGATGAAAGCAAGAATACTGATAATAATCCTTCTTAGTAGTTTATTACTCGGATGTAGGACAAAGCATAAAATGTCTTTATATTCAAAAGAGGGTAGAACTGAAATTGAGCGTATAACACTGGATTCTGTAAAAGAGAAAACAGTGAAAGAGTCTACTAAGAAAGTAGTTGATCAAACGGTTAAAAAAAAGCTGGAAGACTTTTCCGGAGACATTCTCATTAAAGGAAAGTCAGATAGTATAAATCCTCTTATTTTTCACAATGTAGTTTCCGGTGATACACTACAAAGTATCGTCATCCGTGGTACTGCTGATTATTACATCAAAAATCATTACCGGAAATCTGCAGAAGACAAGAAAGAAAATTCCAGCGAGGAAAAAACAAACATTATCCAAGACCTGGCGAAAATGGCCGTTTCCAAGGAAACTATAAAAAAGGTTGCAGCAGAAGTTGAGAAGAAAACCAACGATATTAAAACAAAGGGCTTTCAAGCTGGATTGTGGATTGTTCTGGCTGTTTTAGGAGCCGTTGGAATCGTAATATTAGGAATTTATAAATACTTAAAGAGAAAGAGATGAGAACATCACAAAAAGGGATTAACCTAATAAAAGAATTTGAAAGTCTTCATGATGGAGATTTGAAAAAGCCGGGACTACAACCAAAGATGGATCCGGTGGGCATTTGGACGGAAGGGTACGGCCGAGCAATGCGGGATGATAAAGGGAACTTTTTAAAAGGATCCGGAAACAAAGTAAATGCTGAAAAAAGAGCTACAATTCATACAGAAAAAGAAGCTGAAGTGGCGTTGAGGCAAGATTTACAGATATATGAAAATATTGTAGCAAAAAAAATAACTGTTTCAATTAATCAGAATCAGTTTGACGCTTTAGTTTCCCATACTTACAACACGGGAGGATCTGACGGATTATTCAAACTTGTGAATGACCGTGCCCCAGGTGCTTCAATCCGGAACTGGTTTATCACAAAATATATTACAGCTCAGGGAGTGAAATTAAACGGTCTGATCCGGAGAAGAAAAGCAGAGGCTGATCTGTTCTTTTCGAATTAAGCTGAAGTACTACAAGACCGTTTTTAAATAAAAATTCCCCACAATTACGTGAGGCTTTCTATTCAATGGTTAAATCATTTATGTTTCCATAAAGTTTTTGCAAGGCCTTTAATGCTTTTTCTGCATCCTTTTTAGTGAAGGTTCGTTTTGCGGTATCGTTAAGCTTGTTTAGTAAGTAATTTGCCGCTGTTTCATTGTTTGGAAACATAATTTTAGCAACCTCAGAAACGTTAACTGCCTTATTATTCTTCAAGTATTCTTTCACTGTCATATAACAAAGGTAAAAATAATTTTAAAATAAGTACATAAAATTGTGTATTTGTACATAAAAATATGTACTTTTGTAAAAGAAACATAAACAAAATAGTCATGAAATTAATCCCCCTTTCTGATTTTGTTCTGGAGCAAGAAATAAGAATGAGCAACCCTGAAATATTTAAGTCAAAGGTATATGCTTATGCGAACTTCCTAAAACAGCCATTGACGCTGGGAATGTTTGTTCCGTGTGATGAAGACGGTAATATTATAGATAATGAAAGTCGTTATCCATCACTTCAAGAAGCATTAAACCTGAAATTAGATGAAGATTATGCTAAAGCTGGAGAAAAGGTTTTGTTTGAAGGGTTTACACTGAGCGGTGTACAAATAGAAAATAAAGAACTTAGGCTTAGTGTCTATCTGGATACATTTGAGTTTGTTGAACATCATGAAAATGGATATAGAGGTGGATATATTGGTGAGATAGTGGAGAGTTTATCTAACTGTAGTTTGCAAATAGAACTAACCCCTTCCGCTTTAGAGGCTATAGGATTTAAAAACAGAAATTATGAGAAGCAATAAGCATTGGGCCGAAGATTTAAAAAAGGATGACAAGTGCAAAGCCACTATACGTCATAGAACCGATGGAACAAAAAACCGTAAAAATGTTGAAATAAGCATCATATTGAATTGTATTGAATTCGGAGTACCTTCTGTTTTGGGCAAAGATGAATATGGAATCACTTACAGAGTGCCATATAATGAGTTAGAGGCTATAGGAATAAAATAGTATGGTATGGAGGAAAAAAAATTATACGCATTAATTGATCGGCTTCAAAAATGTTCAGAAATTAAATATCCAAATCGAAAATGGAATAATGAATTTTATTATGAATGCGCTTGGCAGTGGAGAGATAAGATTTCAGAGCTTGAAGAAAGAGTCTTACAATTGGAAAAAGAATTGAAAATTAACCCTACGGAGTAGTCTCAACAAAAAATAAGAATATGTTAACAGGAAAAGCAAAAATAGACTTTGAGACTTGGTATTTAAAAATGCTAAGATCAAAACCTGAAATTCAAGATAGATATTGGGATGAAAATCTTTTATCATTCTTCTGGAATTCAGATGATACAATTAGAAATGCGTACGTTTTTGATTGGCTTGAAAGTGTTAAAATATATGCTAATCACTATGCTATTACATCTATACTGTATGGGTATGAGGTCAATTTTTGGGGTATTCAACATATTAATACAGACGCAATTTTTAACACGAGAAATAAAGCTGTGACTTCTGCAATAAAAAAAGCAAACGAAATTTACAATACAACTCATTAATTTGAGTTTTCATGGTTATTAGTTTTTATCCTCGGAGAGTTCCGGGGATTTTTTGTGGATAACTTTTTAATGCGTCAAGTTTTGTCGCTTTACTTATTTTGCTTTGCCGGAATAATTGTAAATTTAGTTATGCAAATATCCGGAACAGTTTTAAAGATTTTTTTAGAAACAGAAAAGGATGGTTTCACAGAAAGAATCATCAGGATAAATTCTTTTGAAAAAGATCAAGAGCTGGATATATACTGTTACAATAAGCTCGCATTCAGAGCTGGGTTCTTAAATATTGGTGAGCCGGTTACTTTTGAAATCGTTTTAAGGGGTATTTCCGTTGGAAAAAAGCAGGAAACACAAATAGTATTAGTAAAACCAATTAAGCCTAATTTGATACTCACTAAAGATCATCCTATAGTGGGTGTTGAGTGGATTAGAAAAGACTCAAGGATTCCAAAATAAATGGCGTAACATTTTAGCTACGCCTTCGATATTAATATTCATCAAGTTTTATTTTTTTTGCTTCATCAAACCGAATGTCATTTATGAAGTTCGCGTAAATTTCTGTGATCTTCTCCGAGGAGTGTCCGAAAATTGAGCTAACCGCCTTCAAGTCTAATCCTGCTTTAAGCTTGTCGCTGCCTCCTTTGTGCTTCAGAGAATATAGCTTTTTATTAACTTTTAATTCTTTGATTACAATACGCCTCCATAGATCAGTGGGGTATTTTCTTTTTACCTGAAATGGATTTGGGCAAAAATAATTTTCGACAAGTCTAGGGGTCCTGCTCTCTGTGTTTGCTCCAAACAAATAGTAATCAGGATTAGATAAGTCAAAATTTTTGATAAGAGTTTTAATAGTACCTATAATTGGCACTACTCTGGTTTTATTATTTTTAGAATTTTTGGAGCTAACTACAATTACTTCTTTCTCAAGAATTACATCACTGCATTTTAATTTTACCAATTCCCCTGGTCTAATTCCCATATAATAAACAACAGAACAGAATATATAATAATTCAAATGAAGAGACTTCAAATGTGAAAAAACTTTTTGATGTTCATTATCAGTCATTAAATCGTACTGCCCATTGTCTGATTCTTTAATAGATCTAATATCTCTGGCCGGAGAGGAAGTAATTATTTCCCACTCTACAAGCTCCGTAAATATTGAACTTAAATTCCTAAGAACCTTATTATAATTTCGTGCAGACCATTCTCTTTTTTTTTTAGCAGCATCTAAAAGAGTCTTAATGTGAAAACGATCACAATCGTTAATGTTTAGTTTATCATAGCCTAATGAAGCGCAGTATGGCTTTAAAAGGCCAACAGTAAACGAATACTCTTTATAAGATCCAGCGCTTAGAGTTGATTTTTTCTTTTCAAGACCGAAATCTAACGCTTCAGGAAGATTATATTTGACAATATTTTTTTTCGCTTTTGGGTTCCATCCTAAATTTACTTCTCTTTCTAATGTAGCCTTTAGAACTTCAGCCTTAAACATTCTTTCTTCAAATGTTTCACCCAAATTCAATCCCTTATAGATTTTTTTAATAATTTTGCCATCGGTATATAAATAAACATACCATTTTTCATTAAGGTTTTGAGACGAAAAAATACGGACTTCTATTTTTTTCAT